GTGTGGACGTGGTATGCGATTGCATGATAACAAAGAGAACTGTTTGCTACTTGACTATGGTGAGAACGTAGCTAGACATGGCTGTCTAGATGAGGTAGAGCCTGGCGAAAGTCTGCCCGGAAGATACAAGCCTAAGATTTGTGCAAGTTGTAATGCTATCAACTCACCTTCTGCTAAAGAATGTATTGAGTGCGGTCAAGTGTTTGAGTCAACACAATCAAAAGTTCTTTGGACCAAAAAGGAAAGGGAAGTAGCAAGGCGTACCAAGGCTGATAGGCAAGCTGTTTTATCAGATGAAAGAAAAGCATCAGCCCCTAAAAATAAACCCATCACGGACATCTACGCGTCTGTGGTGAAGTCTAAAAATGGCAGTGAGTATTGTCAGGTAGTCTTTACAGTAGAAGGTGAGTTCTTTCCTAAGAAGATGCCACTAATGTTTGGTCATCCTACTGCACATAATATGGCAGTGCGTAAGTGGAAAAAAATTACTACCAAGTGGGGATCACCAAGTCAACCATGGATGGCTGCTGAATTAATTAACAGCGGTGCATTTGATACAATCTCTGAGATCATTGTGCAAAAGCAAGGTAAGTATGAGAACGTTGTTGGAATTAAAACCAAACAAAATGAGAATATAGATCTATGAAAGATATAAACCATTTGTTAGATGATGTTGAACTGCAACAAAAAAGACATCAAAGATTTTATTTAGGTATCAGTCAGATAGGCAATCCTAATCAACGTTTACTTTGGATGCGTTGGCGCTGGCTTATGCCTGACGATATGCCTGCTAGAGTCTTGAGGCTTCTTGATCTAGGCAACGTGGTTGAGGATGATCTTATTAAAAAGCTTAGAAAGATTCCCGGTGCTCAGATCTTTGACGTTGCTCGCAATGGTAAACAGTTTGAGACAGAGACATTGGGAGGTCACGTCAAAGGCCATATCGATGGCGTAGGGCAAAACTTTCCGGGGATTGATACCAAGGATCCATTTTTATTAGAGTTCAAGACAGCTAACGACAATCGCTTTAATAACCTAGTAAAGCTTGGTAGTTATTGTGATTGGTCAGAAGAGTATGCTGCCCAGTTACATTTATACATGGGCTTGTTTAAATTTACTCAATGCATTGCAATTGTTTATAACAAAAATAACTCAGACTTATATACTGAAATCATTCAGTATGATAGTGATGCTTTTGATTCTTTGATAGAGAAAGCAAAAAGTATTTTACTAGCAGAAGCACCACCAGATAACTACATACCAGAAACAGATTACCGAATCAAAAGCTACATGACACCAGCCAACAAGCCTGTTATCTAGGTAGAGCACTGCCACCTAAGATTCATTGTAGATCTTGTAGGTTCGCTAAGGTTGATATTGAGAAGGGAGATGCACATTGGCATTGCACCCAGCACGATAGAAAGATTAGTGAAGACAGACAAACCAAAGGTTGTGCAAGACATAACTTTATACCTGAGTTAATACCAGCCCATGTTATGGAAAAGGATGACGATATGGTTTTGTATGAGAAGGACAAGATTAAATTTGTTAACGTGGCTGAGAACCTTAACACGCCGGGAGAAAACTTTTTTTCTAGCAAAGAATTAATTGAAGTTGTAAACAGTGGATTCCCAGAAGAGATCTTGGAGACTTGCGATAAAGTTAAGAAGGTATTTAATGGCGCTTCTATTAAAGAGATCAGACCTTGGATTGAAACTAGGCCATCAACCTAATGCAAATCAAACTACCTTTGGATGTTTACTATTCAAAGAAAAAAAAATTTATTTTAAATCTTAACAACTATAGAAACGCACACTATAGAGTTTTATCTACAGCAAAAAAAATATACTCAGAAGATCTCGTAGAAAAAATACAAGACTTACCTAAGTTTAGTGAGCCAGTTAGATTGACTTACACCTACTATGCTAGGAGTAATCGAAGACTTGACATAAGTAATCCATGTTCAGTCATAGATAAGTTCGCTTGTGATGCTTTGGTTAAAGCCGGGATTATACAAGACGATGACTTCAAACAAGTAAAGGAAGTTGTCTATAAGTTTGGTGGGGTAGATAAAGATGATCCCAGATGTGAACTGGTTGTTGATATATTCTAGGGTGTTCCTAGTAGTTTCTTTCTTTCTTCCTCTCTTAAAACTTCTATAGCTCTTTGTCTTGCATCTGGTGTTATGTATCTTCCAGTTAGATCTTGTTGCAATTCAGTCTGCGCTGCTCTAATAGTGCTAGGATCTATTGGTTGAGGAGTTCCAAAAGTACCGGCTCTTGCTGCTTGAATCATTTCAAAGCTAGGCTCTATTGGTTTAAATGTTCCTCTCATGACTTCTTTATAATTAGCTACTTTAGCTTCTTTTAATTGTTTTTCAATTTCTCTATCAGATAAACCCAGCGCTCTTGCGTCTTCGATAGTTGTGTATAAATCTCTAAGCACATTAAATCTAGATTCGTTTTGATTTATAAATCCTTGTAACAATTGCTGTGCTGATTGTCTATCTGGCGATCTTAATATTCTATTAAATTCATTGGTTGAATCTCTGATAGCATCATTTGCTTCAAAGCCCCTGTATCTTAATGTTAGATCAAGCTGTGGTTTTACTACTTTAATACCACTAAATGCTTGCACCATTGTTTCTGCTACATCTATTTCTTTACCGCTTCTATTTAATATTTTTTTGTCTTCTCCTTTTCCACCAGTATTGCCTATGATAGCTCTAGGAAATCCTTTCATCTGCAATGTTTCAACACCGATTCCTAAAGGAAGTTTAGATGTTCTATCAAATTCTACAGAAAACGGAGTAATGCTTGGAAGCAATGTATCAACTACATGATAAAAACGTTTTGCATTTTTATCGCCAAAAGAATCTGACGGTCCAAATATTTTTCTACCAGTAGAAGTTTCTCCATTGACAGCTTCCAATACAGCTTGAGCAGAAAAAGCAGGTTCAGCAAAACTTTGAAACATTTCTGTAAGAGATCCACCGAAAGCATCTGCTGCAATTTTCATAATGCTTTCTTCGTCTTTGTTACCATTTTCTATTTCTTGAAGTATTCTGATGCCGGGTCTTCTTAGATAATCATATGGATTCATATAACTAAAGTTAAAGAACTGTGTTGGATTGCCATCTTTATCTGAAGCAATCGGAACTAACGTAGCTGTTCTGTCCCAAGGCGCAGCAAAAGATCTTTTGTAAGCGTCTATTGCTTCTTTAGCAACTCCAGTAAGCGTCATGCCAATTGCGCTTATAGCAGATGGTAGCGCTGCTGTTGTAGTTGTAGCTCCAACAACTCTTCGCATACCTATCTTTTGTATTTCTTTATTGTCGCTTAAAAGCTCTTTAACCCCTCGTGAATAAGCGTTACTAGTATTTCTTATAATCTCAGAAGGGAATGCAACAAAGTTACCAAGTGGTAATTTTCTAATTACTTGAGAAACTATTGGCACAACTCTTTGATAATTTTGTACAGTATTTGCTGTTATTTCAGATGCTTCACTTCTTACAAACCTTTCTAAGGCTTCTTCACCATACTTATTCAATATATCTTGCGGTTTAATTACTGCTCCAGTTCTAGGAGATGCTTGAATTAAATCTGCAAATCTAGTTATATTTTTTGCTGACTCAATTGGAATAGTAGAATCTAAACTTTTTGATATAGCTATTTTAAATCTTTCTTTTTCATTTAAATAATTAAACACACGGCCTGTATCATCAGTCATCCTGTATGTTTTTTCTAAAAATCTTATGGGAGCTGTGTCAGATATTTTTGCTACACCTTTTGCCCAATCTAAATTATCAGTTGCTAATTTAGCTAGCTCTAAAGTTTCACCTAACTGAGCGCCTCCTCCTTGAACCATGCCTTCTTCTGTTAGTTCTTGAATTACATCTTTGCGTATTACTCTTTTTTTTGGATCAAGAATACCAGCAAATGAATTAGCTACAGCATCAGCAAACCTTCCTGTGCTACCAACATTGCCATTAAGTAAAGAGAAAAATGGAATACTAGTAAAGTTTCTTACTTGTGCGCCCGGAGATAAAACAGTTTTACCGTATTGTGACCCAGCCTTAACAGCCAACATGTGAGCATATGCTTGATTTATTGCGTTGCTTTCCGCTGCTATGTCTGAAGCTGCACCAAGCAAGGCATTGTATGTCTTCTCTGTTGCATACATTCCATCTAATGCGCCAGCATCTTCTGCTTTAAATTTTTTAAATGTTATTAAATTGCCAGCTTCATCGTATGCTTGAATGGTATCATTATTAATCTGTCTACCCATTTGCAATGCTTCTTCTTCTGTCTTTAAAAATTTAGCGCCGCCAGTTTTAGGAGCTAGCTCATCTAACTTTTTAACATCGTCAAACATTCTGTACTTTCCAACCAAAGACGCTTGTCTTTTAGCTGTAGTTGTAGCAGTCAGCTGAGTATTTTTTAATGCAGTTCTCCAATCGCCTTGAAGATATCCTGCGGTTTCACCTAAAGCCCTTCTAACTGCTGGAAGATCATCTAAAGTTTTTCCTTTTAAAATTCCTTTATCAATCTTTAAACCCTCTAATAAAACTTCATTGACTTCATAGGGGGTTCCAACTTTATTCTTAGGGCCAGGATTTAATAACTCATTAAATGTAGCTTTTGCTTCGTTAGTATTTAAGCCTAGTTTAGATTGCAATTCCTCTACTGCTGATTTCTGAAATGTTGGATCTACCTTAAATGATTTATCCATGTATGCTTTGTAAGCTCTGGTTCCATAAGTGCCAACGCTTTCTGCAATAGCATTTCTTAATTCATCTGGTAAAAATAAATTCATAAAACCTGTAGAGGTTTCATCGCTTATATCTAAGATTTCTTTTGAATATGTATCGAATAATTCTCTATTTGATTTTAATGTTTCTGATATACCATTGTTGTAATCAAGCCCAATAGAGTTGTAGTTTATATATTTATTTTCTAAGTTTTTTATATTTTCTAAAGCTTCTTCTTGTAGTCGTTTTGCTTCTTGTATCTTTTGTCCTCTAGACAAATCTGGTTGTTGATAATCTATTTTTATTCTTGGAAATAAAAAGTCTTCTATGTTTCTAGACAAAGATAATGCAGTGCTTTGATTAACAGTCCCAGTGTCTACTGTTTTTTGCATTATGTTTTCTATAGAATTAAAAGAAGAATCTACTTGGTCTTGCATAGCTCTGACCATATTGGTCTTTGCATACTTTGCTTGTCCAACTAATTCATCAGGAGAATCTCCATAGAATCTAAAATTTTCTTTTTTAAATAAATCTCTTAGTATTCCTTTAGATTGTTTTTCATTTGCATCAAAAGCAGCTCTCTGTATTTCTCCGGGATTTACTTTTGATGAGCTCATCTTTGCTACGAAAGATCCAACGGGAGACATAAGATCAACACCTGCGCCTACAGTTTTACCCACAGCTTTTACAGCCAAAGGTAATCCAAATACAAAAGCACCGCCCTCAAGAGCTACTTCCATTTTTTCTTTAAGCCTTTCAGCAGCTGCTTCAGATCCTCTTAATCTAACTAGTCTTGCTTCGTCTGATTCTGATTCTGTATCTAAGAAAGTATCTTTTAATGTAACAACATCATCTGTGGCTACAGCCCCATCC